GCCAGGAGTTGTTAGCAAAAGGAAGACGGCAAGCATCACCGTAGACTACACCACCACCCAGTAGTCGACCCACAACCTCCGTGCCCTGGACGTGCTCAAAGCCTATCTGTTTAGCGAATCGCAGCATCTCTCCGCGCCCGCAGCCTACGTCTAGATACGACTCCCGCCGCGTGATCTCCTGCAAATCCTGGCAAGCCATCTTGTAGCGACGCTCGCCCATGCGGTAATCGGTTTGCTCATAGAGGCGTTGATACTTGGCGATTTCACGCTGCAGCAAATTGTCCATATCCCACTTCCCAAGGTTTAGGACGGCCATGGAAGCAAGCAACCCTGTTTGGCTTACAGATACCGTGCTTTTTGTAGCTCATAACCATGCCTGGAAAGATGTCCTGCCAATAAACCCAATGATGTGCATGCTTTTCAATAAATCCCTGGTCGCCCCACCATCGGGGCTCAGTAAACTCCTTCATGTAGCGGTCAGCGCCCTCCCTAAACTTCTCATACAGGTAGCTCATGTCGCCCCGCCAGCCCATGACACAAGATTGAACAAGGCGCATTTGCGGGTTGAAATCTCTAGTCACAATGAAATCGTAATCGCATGTAGCTTGCAGTAGTGGCGCGAGGCTCCCTATAGGTATTGAGCTTAGATCCAGATAAAGGACAGGCCCAGGCACCTTGAATGCCTCCATTTTGCTCCACCAACCCGGCCAGCCATGTTCTAAAACCTGATCATCAAGACAAATAATCGGCACACCATAAGCATGTTGTTTGCATTGGCGCATGAAAAAACCAACATGCTCCTGGCTATACTGCCCACCGCTCTTATAGACAGTGACGATCTTCAAAACTGTATCCAAAAAGTTCTATTTCAGGCTGAAAGTGCTTGGCAATAAAGTCTATGGTTTCACTGTCATAGAATCTGCTATAATGAGCGTGCTTAGTTTTATTTATATGCGAAAGATTTCCATTTGACATGCCAATCTGCTTGCAAACCTCATGATAACCTGACGACAGGGACTCAAACCGTCCTATGTAATCACAACCCTTCAACCACCAAAGCTGAGACCTACGCTGCATTGGCGGGAACTCTCCGTGGCCGCCAACCACCCAGGATTCGCCAATAGGTAGCTGATAGTCTTCTTTCATGTAAAATTCATCTTCCATCAACCACCGTTTGAATCCTGCTCCCCGCACCTTTTCCTTCTTAAAATTGTCTGTATTCTTGAATTGCTTTTGGCACAGAAAACTATACAAAGAGACCATGCGGTCCCATGGATTACGGATAAAGCCAAACGCAAAGCAATCACCCTTCTCTATAGAGAAAAGGGGTGTATGAGTTGGGATTGCTCCGGTTTTACCGCCCAGCGCCTTTGAGATGCTTTGGCCTCCGGTCTTGGGCACATGGACAAAGATATAGCCTCGTTTACGATCAACGATCATACAATGTCCTCAAGCCGTGCCTGCTTGAATGAATCGAGCGCCGTTTGTCTAGTGGCGTTAATGACTGTCACGCCAGCTTTTTTAAGCTTGCCACCCAGTTGTTCAAAAGACTTTCGCCAGTTATTGAAGGTTGCCTGCCTTGGGTTGGCAAGCCCGCCAGGATGGTCGGGATGCCAATGTGCCTTTTTCCCCTGCATTTGCATGTCGTATCCGATCAAAATGATGGTTGTATAGCCTAAGAGATAAAGCAGGTTGATTGCTTGGTAGCCACTGTTTCCGCCTGTGCAGAGGATAGGCCATTCGTGAGATAAGCAGTTTCTCTCACCTCGCTGCATCTGTGTCACTCCGGCGATGCCGGAATCCTTCTTGCTCTTTTTCAAGGAAAACTTTTGAGTCCAGGGCTGCACTTTATGGATATGCTGTCTCCACCACTCGGTATCGCACCCATAGTGGTAAGTAAGTCTATCTGTCAGCTGGTACGCATTGTTGATGCCAAGTAATGTATAGCCCGATTTTTCAACAAGACGCACATCTTCTTGTGTAAGGGAGGGGCCGCCTGCAATAGAGACGGCCACCTCCGCATACTTGTTTCGTGGCGCCCCTGCGAACGCCTGTGTCTTGCAAAATTTCAGCATTAGCTAGTAGCGCACTTGATTACCTTGATCGCATCATCATTCATGAGTATACCGCCTAAACGTTTACGTATATAGAATTTTACGTAACCCGGGGCGGTTATATTGTCGTCTACGGTAATGCGAAATCCAACAAGGTTGCAAATCAAGTACCCGGCACGGAAATCTCCAAAGGCCACTGGGAAGTTGTTGCTGCCGACATCCGGCATCCCTTCCATCTCTGCTACCGGATACCCCAGAAGCTGTGAAGGCTGCCCCATCTGGAGACCGGGCTGCCAAATATAGTTGCCTTCGCTGTCCTTAAACTTTCGCAGAGTATTCAGTGTAGACTTATTGCAGACCCAACGCGCATTGCCGCGGTAGCCAGCCTTAAGGGCATACACGGTATCAAACATCACGTCTGCCGGGTAATGACCGGGGCTCCCTGTGTCCAGTTCGCCAAAGCCTGACGCGTTTCCGGTAAACAGATATTCCAGCTCACCGAAGGTCCGTGCCGGAGACTCTTCATCCCCGGTGTTTTCAGGCGTGCCGCTAAGAAAGCCCGTAGGCTTGTTTGTTCCGTTCCCATCAATGAAGGCCTCGCCTTCCTTCTTGGAGATAGCCTCCGAGGCCTCTGTCACCAACCAGTTCTGCACGTCGATAAACAGATCATTCAGGGCCTCTTCCGTGGTGAACGGATAGGCGTAGATGGTCCCGAAGGTCGGAGCCACCTGCTTCAGGCTTGATACGTCGGTCTGACTGCGGCTGGAATCCTCACCAACCCAGGCAGCGGCAGCGCCACGCACGTTGACGAGCTTCTTGTAGTCAGTAGTGCCCACATTCTCCACCCGGCAAATCTGCCGCATTGGGCTCATATCCAACAGCTTCTGCTCAATCTGCCGAGAGATGACTTCGGGAAGAGCATTGCCTGCTGTAGCCGCCGTGCTGGTGGTGATGGTAGACTGCTTTTGCCGCAACTCTTGCTGGGCAACGCTGTCTCTGGGATTGCGAATCCACTTGAAGAATGCGTCCAGGTGCTCCTTCTCTTCTGTGGACATATCCCCGCCACTGCTGGCAGGAATACGGTTTGCCTGAAGCTCCACCTTTTCCAGGCGCTCCTTGACGGAGCTCAGTTCGTTCATTTCGTTTTCAATCCGCTGGAGCTTTTGGTCCAAGTCTGAGGTAGGCAGACCTTTTTCGACCGCCTCAAGCCTTTGGTCATGCGTTTTCTTAAACTCCTCAAACGCATGTCCAATTTGTTCAATTTTTTGCTGCAGTTCGCTCATTGTTTTACTCCTATCTTTTCAAAAGATTCAAAAATTGATCCGCTGCTTTGACCTCGCCATCAGCATCATCACGCTGACGAAGCCCCTCATATCCCCGTGCGAGCAAACCTTTCGCTTGTCGCCGGGAAAAACCCGCATTGCGCAGGAGTGCTTCCAACTTCGTCTTGGTCGGCAGTTCACCGTTTCCAAGCGCTGCTTTCACTTCAGAGACTCGCGCCTCTTGGTTTGCAGGGAAGGTCACTAAGCTGACCTCCCAAAGATCAACCTCCTTGTGGGTCAGTACGTCCGTTTCTTCGTCGATCTCATACTTTTGCGGCATGTACCCGATGGACATGCCAGATAGAGCCTCCATGCGGAGAAGTTCCAATGCTTCTTTGCCCCTTGGCGTCTTTGCAAGCTGTCCCTTTACGTACAAGCCTCGATCATCTTCCTTTATATCCAAATACTTGCCGATGACCTGCCGGAAGTCATGTTGCCACAACATAGCTGGCATAGTGCCATTTTGTGCATGCCGTTGCAGACTGGACTCAAAAGCCCCTTTTTCAACAATCTCCTGCATTCCATCCTCATTCCCAAAAACAGAACCATACCCGGAAAATACCCCTTCTTCAGTAACTTCCTTGACGTGGAGTCCCACATCTAAATGCTTGTGCATCATCTTTTTGTCCTCGTCCCAATATGATTCACAAATTGCTCTGGCCTGCTCGCCATCGTCTGCCGTTCCTTCATCTAGCACTATCGGAATACAACGGTCAATAAACTCGCTGCGGCTTTCATCCTCTCTAGGAGTTGGCATTGCTGTTGCCCTCCTGTGGATTGATGGCCGGATTGCGGAACTCATCACCGCCCGTAATGCTGTTTAGGTTTTCTCGTTCTCGTACCTCGTTCCGGTTCATCCATTCATTTTGTAGCGCCGATGCGTAGAACTCCGCCCTGGTCTTTGCATCGGCCCGTTCAAGAGCATCAACAAGGAACTCAGCAAAGTATTGACTCCCTGGACTGAATAAATCACGATTGACCGCGCTTTCAATGCGCCGAAGCCAAGGCATTAACGTGTATTTCGTGAAGCTCAAGAAGAACTGTTCTGAACTCGCATAGGTGCTTGTCTTGTCTGCGTGCTGAAGCAAAACAGCCGGCACTCGAAAAATCCGGGCGATCTCTTCAATCTGAAATTGCCGAGTTTCCAAAAATTGACCATCGCTATTTGCTATACTGACCGGCTTGAATTGCATCCCTTCTTCAAGGATGGCTGTCGAACCCTGATTACGACCTCCATATGTTTTGTTCCAGTGCTCTCTCAACCGTCTGCTTGCTTCATCCCCAAGCACCCTTGGATGCTCCAATACGCCTGAAGGACGAGCATTGTTTTTAAAATACCGACTACCATAGTTTTCGGCCTCAATTGAAAGGCCAATGGCAT